GCCCGAGAGGGCTCCCTGGTATCACATTGTGACGCCAACTCTACTGCCCCGTCTAAGCAGCGTCGTGAGACGCTTCCGACAACGGGATTACTGCTGCTTACAGTGTAACGTCGGAGATTCGCATGCCCTACGTAGACAGTCCCATAAATCAGGACTATACCGAGAAGGAAGGCCACGATAGCGAAGGGAATCTGAACGTGAGTCCAGAGTCCTTAGCCACAATAGCTCGCCTTACCCGGAAACGAGGGCGCTTCAAGATCCCAGACGCGTTCCAAGAGCTAATTTCGCGATTTCACTTCTTTGAGACCCCTGTTGAACAGGATATCATTGAGCGTGTGCGGAACCGCTACTACGAGCGCGTTGAGGTGACAGAAGATACGATTCGTAACCCCTACTCGAGGCTTAATCCTCCCGAAAAGGGGAAGATCGTAGACGATGGTGGTGATTTCACTCACTATACCATCGAATACACGAATATCGTTGCGAAGCCCGTGCACCAAGTGTTGCCTGGGGAAGTCGGTGATCTGACGGTGTCTGGCCTTATTTGGCTGGATCCGCCGGTATTCGATCACCTAGGCATATCAGTGCGCGATGCGATCGAGCCTCCTGAAGAGGATCTCGATCTCTCAGATATAGGGCCCAGATTGTGGAAGGCTATGTCTCCCACAAATCCAACTGTCGACCTAGGCGTAGCCTTGGCCGAAATTCGGGATTTACCCCGCCTTGTGAAGGGCAGGTTGGATTCCCTTAAGAACCTGGTGTCGACCCTCGAAAACCCAAAAGGTTTAGCGGATTGGCTCCTGGCTATTCAGTTCGGATGGAAACCTCTATTGGCTGATATCCGTGGTATTATAAAAGCATACCACAAAATTGAAGCCCGCATCGACTTTTTGATGCGAAACGGCGGTCAGCCGTTACATAGGGTTATTCCTCTAGGTGACCCCAAAGTCGAGACCGAAGTATTACTGGACGAGACCCACCAGGAGAATCCTGGATGGATGATCGACCAAGTGCCGGTTGGTTTCGACTCTGACGAGATGACGGACAGATTCAAGATTAAGCTCACGCTGGTCACTAAGACCTACGAGAGCGCATCAGGAGTTTTCACCTATCATCTCGGCGACGTTCCCCAAACGCCCGCTTATTTGCGAGCGAAGCTCCTCGGATTAATTTTCGATGAGGGCTTAATTTGGGACGCTTCACCGTGGACCTGGTTGGTCGATTGGTTTAGCAACATGGGCGATGTCATTGACAACGTCCAGGCGAACATCAACGATCGAGTAGTTTCACTTTACGCCTACGCTCAAAGACGTGTTGTCCGCGAGTATAGGTTTGAGTGCTCAAACGGGTTTTACCAGCTAGGCGCTACTCGTACTTTTGATACGAAGTGCCGTCGCAAAATAGACCCGTTCGGATTAGCAGCAGAGGTCGGACTTTCCGACCTGCAGTACGCCATCTTGATAGCGCTCGGGCTCACGAGAGCCTAAGCACAAACCCCTGTCAAGGTGTTCAACGTCGTGAGACGTTTCTCACTTCTTAACAAGGAAGATCCCTACCATGTTCGCAGACCCGATTACGATCACTATTAATGCCGTGAATAAAAACCTGGCTCGGGTATTTCAGCCCATTCCAGGTGGCCCCTCGCGCTTCGCGATGGCTGATGAAAGCTTCATTGCTGAAATCAGTCACCAGATCGTCAAAGGCAAGAGGGAACGTCATTTGTGGAAGGTGACCCAAAAGGCCATCACCGCAAACCCGTTCGTTCCGGCAGAGAACATCGAGAATTACGCCTCGTGCTACCTAGTGTTGGATAACCCCAGACAGGGGTTTACTGACACCGAGTTGCAGTACCTGGTTCAGGGGACCACAAGCTTTATCGCTTCGGTCGCCGGAAACAGGGACAAGTTCATTAATGGGGAAGCCTAAACAGCTCTCCCTACCCACTGAGTTAACGTGGGTGTGATCTTAGCGGGCGCCCTTAGTCGGGCGCCTGCCTCGTTTGGGCCTGCTCATGGTACTGTAATGACAACCTCGAAAGGGTATCATGAAAAGTACAGAGTTGGATCTTGTTACCAAGATACTGGCAGACGCTGGTATCATATGTAATACCTCCATTGATCGCGATCTGAAAACAATTAGATCGCGGTTTGAAAGTGAAGGACTGTCGTTCATCACGATAACCCTTCCGACCTTCGCTAAAGGGCTTGAAAGAGCTCTCGAACGGGGTCGCATGGATCCATCATTCTTCCCAGCCTTTAACAAGCTGAAGGAGAATGGGTCAATCCCGAGACTTTTCTCAGGTATGACCTCCATGATTTTCAATGTAGGTGATGGGACTCTTCGCGAGTTACCTTCCATCGAGGCTATAGATGCTATCAGGCAAGTTTGCCTGGCACACCACAAGCTGAAAATGGAGTGTACGAATGTTCGAAAAGCTAACGCTGCTCGAGCTTTTGAGGCTTGCGAAGAAGATCTTGCTAAAGTTCGTCTTCAATCGTGGAAACATCGCGGTCTTTTTCGTGATGTCTCTCGGTTTTGCTTTGGCGGCTTGCTCGCTAACATACAGGGAATCCTGTGTGCAAACGAGCTCGTCCCCAAGCACGGACCCGGCGCAGTTGTCGACAAACGACGCGGAAACGCGAAGTTCGGCAACAGAAACTGGACCAGACGGCTTGAGCGAGCCATGCCCGCAGACAACTACGTCTTCTGTAATTCTGAAGCGTGGTTAACCGGGCATGAGTCGTTGACGTTCATGAGCAAAGCACAGGAACCACCCGTAAAGGTGATCTTCGTGCCCAAAACTCTGAAAACGCCACGAGTCATAGCCATTGAGCCCACCCATATGCAGTATACACAACAGGCCCTAATGAGGGCCCTAGTGCACGGCATAGAAGCGGACCCCCTACTTGGGGGATCTATCCATTTTACGGATAGCTCTGTCAATGGCAGTCTCGCTAGAGAAGGTAGTATAACAAGGCAGGTGGCCACACTAGACTTAAGTGAGGCTTCCGACCGAGTTCATGCTGCCCTCGTCTCGGATTTGTTCGGTTCATCACCGATCCTAAGGCAGGCTGTATTTGCCTGTCGCAGTCCGAGGGCTGAGCTCCCTTCAGGGAAGGTAATATCCCTGAAAAAGTTCTCTAGCATGGGCTCCGCGTTATGCTTTCCAGTCGAGTCAATGGTTTTCTATACCATTTGTCTTATGGCTGGGATTGTCGTAACAGGTAGTCCTGTCACTAAACGGTGCATTGAGGAGCTCAGCTCCAAGATCACTGTATTCGGGGACGACTTAGTTGTCCCTAGTGCCTGGAGGTATGCTTGTCAAGATATGCTGGAGTCCGTGGGGCTTCGCGTGAACCATTCGAAATCTTTCTCGAATGGATATTTTCGCGAGTCCTGCGGTGTGGACGCGTACAAAGGTCACTTAGTGACCCCCGTGTACGTCCGCGCCAGCATGCCGAAGGCTAAGCACGATACAGAGGAAATTCTTTCTACCGTGGCTACCGCTAACCTCTTTTACTTAAAAGGTTATTGGAAAACCGCGGCGTTCATGCGAGGAATTATTGAGGACCTGCTTGGTCCTCTCCCACATGTGAGAGATACCGCCTCTGTGTTAGGTTGGAGATCATTCCAGAATAAACAAACATTCCAGAGATGGAATGGGACCCTGCACCGGTTTGAAGTCCGCGGTTATACCGTTAGGACAAAGCAGGTAAAGGATCCTCTGGAAGGCTACGACCGACTTCTCAAATTCTTCCTAGGTAAGGCCCAGTCATCGCAAGATGGCAGGGTTCCCCGGGTAAAGCAGAAAGCCGAACTGGTAAAGGGGTTTTCGGACCCTCTAACAGAACAGCCGACTGTTGAACTAGAGAAATCGACGCGGCGCGGTTCCGCATACATACGCAACCGCTGGACAGCTCCCTAAACTTAGGGAGCAGTGATCTTGTGACACTCTGTCACAACTTGGGATAAGCGAATTAAGGACAAACAAAAGGAACAACCAGCAGACTGGTCCACTTAAGGACTATTCAGTTGTGTCATTTCTCTAGTTTTAACCTCAATCGC